TTAATAAATACGTAAACAGAAACGTTCTTTGAAATCATTGATAATGAAATCAATGATATTAAACACTGCGATTTCACGTTCAGCAGTAATCATCCGCTGAGTCATGGTCACGCCGATGTTTCCGGTTTCCACCTGTTCATGAGTTGTTACACCCGTGTTACTATCAGAAGTTTCGCGTGAAACATCATTTGTTTCACCGCCCGTGTTTACAATCGTTTTTGTTCCCTTATTTGTTACTTTTCCGCTTCCTGTGAAATCCTCTGTGCTTTCTGTGCTGTTGTTCTCGCTTGCCGTGCTGTTTGTTTTCTCCCGGTTCTGAAAATCGGTGCTGTCATAAGCACTAACTTTTCCGGTTGTTTCATCCTGCCCAGTGCGGGTGTTTGTGCCCGTTCCGGTTGTTTTATTTTGCGTGTCGCTGGTTGATGTAAATTCATCAGTAGTTGTCCCGTTAGCGTTCGTGGTTTTTGTTCCTTTTTCCGTTTCCGTTCTTGTGCCGCTTCCGGTCTGCTGTTCCGTCCAGATACTCTTTCCATCCTTATTCCAGATAGGGTTATACTTATAACAGGTTGTGTTGAACATTTTCTGCCAAACAGCTTTTTCTTTCGCTGACCAGATTTTGATGATACGCTTTAATGCGTTAAAGTCTGAATACAAGATTTCAAATTCGGCACATTCTACAAGCAGATTTTCCACTACGGTCTGAGGGTCGATGGTAACATCTGTATAGTAGGAATCCGCATAACCGGACGGTATCCCGTCCTTGTTCGGCAGATTTTCAATTAGACCAACCAGAAGTGATTCATCAAAATTATACAGTCCTAACAGGCTCATCGTTGCCATCTTCCACACCCCCTTTATATCTCCAATTCACACCCAGTTTGATACCGAACATCTCCCGCACTTTTTCGCAGGATTCTTTCAGCTCTTCCAACCAAAGGTCACATTTCGACCGGGTTTCCACTTTATTAGCGTTAACCTCATCTGTAATCAGCCGTTCCTTTTTGTCTGTGTTTGCGTTCGGGATTCCGACATCTGTGCAAAACATAGCTTCGATCTTACGCATATCCGAAAGCACTTGATCGGCGATATAGTTCTGCCCAACATTTTGATTGAACATCTGCCAGTTCGCCTTGCCATCGTCTCGGAAAAGCTGTTTATCAATCACAGCGGCTACATTTCCCGCGGCAATCTGATCATACAGCTTTTTGAACGTTTCCGCCATGGCTTTATTCTCAGCGGCGAACACATACGCAAGCTTGCTGTTTACCAGATTCATGCCAACCGATTCAGCGCACAGTGCCAGCATATCTGCATAATAGGTAACAATATCCATGATTCCGCCATAATCTGGCTGAAGTCTAACCAGTTCACACTGTAAACCGATCCGGGGTTCTAGTGTCCCAGCCAAAAGCGGGTTGGTGATGATAGCGTTCGTCGGCTGATAGAACACATCATACCCACGTAAACCGCAAGCCTGAGGAATCACTCCATACCTGTCTGTATTGACTACAGCGAAAAAGCCCCAACAGTACAGCGTATAAAGGGTGTAGTTTTTTGACCATTCAGGCGGCATCTCCCATTTAAACACGCTCATTGCTTTCTGTAGTAGATAGCGCTGAAAATACAGAGATAAGCTTGTGTTTCTACAGTGTACGGTTGACGGTGAAATCACAGAGTTAGCGGCGTTGATATAATCCGCTGAAAACGGGATTCCATTATACATTCTTTCTGTCCCTCCGTTTCTTTTTACTGAGGATAGCGATCAGAAACGTCGTTCCGCTACCGGGGACTGCCCCGGTGCTGAGGAAGCGATAAATTAGCACTGCATTGTTGTAACGCTCTGCTTCGCTGAGGTATCGGTTTCCTTTTGCCCACGTTGTGATGGAAGTGTCATTCGCATGTGCAATGATATAGTTATAACAGTTCTTTGCATACTGGACACGGGCATCCCACGAACTGTCATGGATTCCTTCCCAGCCGATATTCCAAGCATGGGTCAATGATTCGATGTCGGTGCTGTCGCTGGTTAAAAATTCGGTCAGATTCTTATAGGCAGATGCTTCCCCGGTGCTGTACCATACCTTTTCATGAATGAGATAATTTAACTGACCAACGCCATCATCATCCGTATAACCATTGTTCATTAACCATTCATGTAATTTGTAAAGCCGTCCATGGGTATCACCTTCTGTATTTGTCCACTGCCCAAGGCCGTAGCCGACAAGCAAATCTGTCCATGTTGACTCTTGTAAATCCTGCCAGATACCGGGGTTTATACCGGATTCCTGCCAGAAGTTCCCGCAGATTGCGGCTACTACATAAGCACTACTTCCTTTCGCTCCGCTCGCACCGCCGCCGAACCTGTGACAGGTATCCCATGTAGCAGGATTGCTATCACCCGTGTTAATTGAAACCTGTTCTCCCAGCGGATAAGTGGAACTGTGTGCACCCATGGTTCTGCGCCCATCATAGACCATTTCCGTGTGGTTTCCGTAGTTGTTGTTCCGCACAAGAATATCTCCGGGTTTCCATGGATCACCAACCGGGACACGGTTAAAACCGAGGGCATCCAGCACACCGCCCATGTCATAAGTGGTGAAAGGCCAAGACTGCCCGCCGTGGGCGGCAACGACATCGAAGCCAGATGCCAGAAGCGCATACCAGATAAAAGAGCTACAGTCATAATAAGTAATTCCGTTCACGGTCTGCTGATTCCGGTATGTCTGTGAGTAGCCGACATTCTTTTTGTTACAGGTATCAATCGCCCACTGATATGATACCTGTATATTCCCTGCCATTAGCTGTACCTCTTAACGATAGGGAGAAGTTCATTTACACACTTCTGTACCTTGACAGGATCGAACCCGTCTGCTTTCAGCCGTTTCACCCGGTCTGTACCGTTCCCGTACTGACCGCCGATTACAAGAATTGCGGCCGCAATTGTAGTTGGCAATGAATACATTTTAATTTCACTCATAATAGAATCCCTCCTCAAGATATTCTTTGACCATCCTTTTTTCCGGTTCGGTAGCGGAAAAGTTGATGAGTCCATTTTCCACTTTCACAAAGCCGGTACATTCGGATATTTTCCGATTCTGGCAGAGCGGTTTCCCGTTGTCAGCAACGTCAAACATGACCGATTCATAGTAGTTTGCGAAAAGAGTGGCTTTACCGCCGAGCGAATCCGCCCCCATGCCACTGTTGGTTCCTGTGCTTTGTACAGAAGCGTTGCTCAAAATTGCACTAGACGCGATATTGCTTGCGCTGAACTTCTGACCGATATTTCCGATCACGCCACCGATAGAGTTTTTCGCTGCTTCGATCAGTCCACTCACACCACCGGTGGCACTTTTCAGATTTAATCCCACGTTCGATAACTGCATCTGTACACCCACCTGCGCTTCTCCGGTGTACAGCACATCATTGGTTAATTTCGAAGTTACGGTTAGGATTGCTTTTCCACTCACAAAATCATAAGTGATATTACAGCTGACCCCGGTTTTTCCCATCTTCGACGCATCCAATTGAACTGAACCCCAAGGTTGGAGATAGAGATAATAGTTCGCCCACGGTGTCCGGTACAGATATGTGAGGTCTTTGTTATGCGTCCGGTCGGGACGGGCTAAGGAGAATGGATAGTTACGTGTTGTCTGCGATAATACAGATGCTTCTAAGGTTGATTTCCAGTAGCCGAAAGCGATTGTCTTTTTGGTCTCATCGACAGGAACACCCGTTGGAAACCACATACAAGATACTACATATTGGAAAGGATCAATGAACGCTTTCGCAACGTCCCCGGAAAAGTCTGTGATCTGATCCCACGACTGAATATCACCAAGCATGTAAGCACGAAAATCCGCCATTTCTTTTCCGGTCATGACATAGTAGGCAACCGCTCCATAGGAAGTGTCCAGATTGTTTACAATGCCAACCACATAATACCCGTTTGCTACGGTAGGGCTCTCGACCCATCCATCTTCTAAGGTAAATTCCGTTTTCTGTGTGTCAATCTCTGTGACAGCTGGATAGAGTAAATCTGTGATGGTCGGGTCTTGGAATGTCGCACACCGCAGGATATAGGCGGTTGTGTCACCAATCATCGCTTTATACGTTGCGAGCACATCTTCTGACAGAACAATGCGCCAGATTCCCCTTTCCCAAATTACATCCCGCACGAAATAATAACGGGAGAAAGCAGGAATATAGGCATAGTTATAAGCGGTCACATTTTCAACCACTTCCAACTCTGGTCTGATGATAGAGGTGTTGTCTTTCAACACGGCTTGTACAGTGAATCCCCCCTCAGCGGGGGGATTTTTTGTACTGTTGAGACGTTTTGAAAAAATGTAAAGAGTAACTGATAACGCCATGTTTACTCCTTTCTTTTACGTTTCATGTTAAGAACTAGTCGTATAATCTTTTACGTAGAAAACTACAGCGTTTTCTGTAAAGTCATTCCAGTAGCGATCCGTAAAGTGCCAGAACTGATTGTAGTAGCCGCCTTTCGCATTGAACGGCGATGGCTGTGCCCACTCATTAATGGTTGTATAGCCAGCCGCTTCCTCATCAAATAACACACCAAGCACATTCGGGGTTTCTGCTGCATCCAAGTTTTTGAGAGTGCCATCCTTGTTCAGCATCACAGCTTTAGTATAAATCATAGAAGGATTCAAGGATGACTGCCAGTAGTTAACTTTTTCAAAGTCTACAAGGTTAAGGAAATCCGGATTGAATACACTTGAGTATACTTCCGAGTTGATCTTGTTAACCAAATCTGTGTAGAGATAAAATTTCATGCGTTCCTTCGGTGTATGGCGAATAACCGGATAGTTAGTTAGCTGTGAACAGAACAACGTATTTCGATCAGTCATTAAATCCGCGATTGTGTTAATTGTTGAAAAAGCGAACTTTATGAAATTTTCAAAATTTGCCGCTTTGAACAAATCAGCAGCCTTTAATACAGTACCGTTCGTCTGATTGTAAAGAAAAAGAAGATTGATTGCTCTCCTGTCGCCATTTGCTTTAGCCAGTGTAGATGAAGCTTCTGCCGTTTCGGCTTCGTGAATACCGCTAATCAGATTGTTGATGGTTGCTCTTGCAGTTTCTTCGTGCGCCTGCTCGATCATGTCGGATGCATTCTGCATGACCATCGAGATAAATGATGCAAACTCATCAGGAGAAGAGAAAGCACAATCCAGCTGATCTTTGTAAATTGTCACGGACTTCTGATAGGTATTAGCACCGTAAAAGTTTGTCTGTAAAACTTTCGGCTTGTTTACTTTGTACTGATCAATTGATTCACCGTCAACCAGTTTAAAACGATCGTCATCCTCAAACGGTTTGTCAATTGTCAGCAGTTTGCGAACATGATTTCCATACCTCTGATTTGATACGTTCAAACCTTTGAATTTTCTACTGTATGATCTGACGGAAAAGATCGTCCTCGACAGCACCTGAGATATTGCCGTTGTGAGCGGATCGTAGCCGGTTTTCAGTGCCATCTGAGCAACGCTGACAAAAGAAGCGGTGTCAATCGGCGCAATATTATTCACACCCGTAGCCTGATTTGTAATCGCTGTCAGCACGGTAGACAGCTGTTCAAAGCTTAAATCATTTGCCATTATTTTTCTCCTTTCGGGTTAATGATGGATGCTAAAATATCATCCGTAGTTTCTGTCCGGTTGGTGGGCTGAGATGAGAAAAGCAACGCCTGCTTTTTCATATCTTCTCGCAGACCTAACAGGGCATCCAGAACCGGGTCACCCGATGTTTCTGCCTGCTGAACCGGGGCGATCTGCTGAACCGGGGCTATCTGCGAAACCGGGGCTGTCTGCGGAACCTGATCGATCTGCTGCGCTGGGGCTGTCTGCTGAACCGGGGCTGTCTGTAAACCAGCGAGAGCAACGATCTGTTCTCTTGTGAATCCGGCTTTTGCTAATGCTAAAATGTCTTCCTGTTTCATTTTTCTTTTTCTCCTTTCAACGATTCTTCCAAACGGATAAGTGCCTGTGTGTTGTTGTTTAATGCATCCGTGACTTTCTCCATTTCCGCTTTGTGATTGTCGCTCTCTTTCATCATTCGCCAAAAGAGTGCGCCACAGCACACAATCGGAAAACCTAACGTCTGCACCATAGTCATGATTGCATTCGCATCCATATCTACCTCTTTCTATCCCGGTTTAATAAAACAGGCGGTTGTATATACCGCCTGCCGAAAAAGAGTCTCGTTCCGAAACATAGAACGTGTGCATCCTTCCGGGATTGTTTCTAGCACTTCCTTTTCACCTATAATTATAACATAAAACCATCTTTTTAGCAATATGTTTCACGTGAAACATTTTGTGAAAAGAACCTGAATGATATAATTTTCCAAGTATAAGGAGCGTGATAGAAAAGCAATCCAAAGGTAACGATATTTCAAACGGAAACGCACTTTATCATTTTCGCTCATGGTGTAGTTGTCTTTGAACACGCCGGTCTTGAACGAGGTAACATAGTATTCTTGCCGTGACTTATGCCGATAGATGTACATTTCCCCCACATGAACCAAAGGTTTGAACTCTTTGATATTTCTGCTTCCAATGTTGTCCGCTCTGTCTTTCGTGAATACGTTTTTCAGTGACATCTGATAAAAGTCAGAATCCCTTGACACCAGATTGTACAACGCCGTCTTTTCTTTCGCTTCAGATACTGGGCTGTCTTGACAAATAATCAGTGCCAGACCCCGTTCTTTGTCGATCCAGATAGATGTACCATTTTGATACATCTTCTCGGCTCTTAGCACCAGTCCAAGTGATATAAACAATTCATTTGCCATGTTATTACTATTCGCAGCACAGATCACTTTGACAGGTGCAATTCCTTTCAATTCACGGTTACGGTTAATTGTTTCGTAGCAGTTAAAGAAAGCTTCCGCTTCATTTTTCAATGGCCGCTCATGGGCTTCCGCGATGAATTCATCGTAGAAGATGAGGGAGATATCGCTGGCATCAAAACCCCGCATATTCGAAATAGTTGACAGTGCAAGGGAATAACAAAACGGTTCTGGTGAAATAATCGTTCCTTCCATGTCTGTTTCATAGAATGCGCTGTTCTGCTTTGTTAACGACACCGCCTTGAACAGCCGGTTCATATCTCCCAGAACTGGTTTGAGTGGCGAAAACTCCGGTTTCGAAATAAGATCAGCTTGTGTCTGTGTTCTTCTCATCAGAGCAAACTTGATCTTTTTCTCAATCGCAAACTTGCACACACCATACGTTTTTCCAGTTCCTCGACCGCCTACGATAAAGATGAACGGAACGGGTATGTTGTAAATCGCTGGTATATTGATAAAGCCGTTACAGTCATATATATTCTTCTCTTTCATATGATTCACCTCTATGGAAAAAGCCCCGAACGGTACGGGGCTTTTATACTTGAAAATACACAATGAGATAGTTTATAATTTGTTAATTGTTAACTGGTTACTCCGCATAGGCACAAGTGATAAAGTGCCGTCCTGCTTTTGACTGTCCACCGATTACTTTCACAGCGGTGATCTCTTCGTCATTATCAGCGAAGATATCAAGTAAACTAACGAAAGCTTCGATAAACGTTTTACTGTTTGTTACGTACGCAACATTGTCTTCGGACAGGACACTAAGAAGAGTCTGTTCATTGCCAATGCTGTCTGTGTCCAGATAGATCATCCAATTGAGAACCGGGACGATTGTGCCCTCGGCGTCTCTCATGCGTCTGGCCTCAGGGCTCATAGTCATAAGATATTTCTCTTTTACGCTGATATTTTCATTTTTCGTTCTGATAACTTTCATTATTATCTCTCCTTTTTCATTGCGTTGTTAATAAAGTCATCGGCGCTCATGGTATATACCTCTTCCTCGGTTGACAGCACCTTGAAACCGAGATATCCTTTGTCTTCTATGAGGTAGCTTTCAATGCGCTCATGACTTGGGGTTCTCAGTGTCATAAACTTCTTAGTAACCGTTTCCTCTGTTTTCGTTTCCTCGTTGTAACGAGTAACTTCTAACAGAGTTGTTACAACCGTTTTAGTAATTGTTCCTTTCATCTTTTCTGCTCCTTTCTTTGTGCGTTCTTCTTTTACATAACCTACTATACACCTGCTTGTAGTTTTTGTCAAGCTAATAAATTTGTTCCTTTTAAAATTTTTACTGACCGGTTATACAAAAGAGCGTCTTGTAATATATCTTCGTACTCCTTTGTAATGCCCACTGCGTATGTGGTCGGGCGCAGTACTACGTTTTTCGTTATCTCAATCATCTTTCCGTCCTTATTTTTATATTTTGTTATCTCTGATTTATCATTGTAAACAGTTTCCAGTTTACCACAATCACTAAATACAAAACCGGGCTTTAATACATCCAGTCCTCCCTTTCTTTTCAGCTCTTCCGCTCCAGCTTTTTTCGGGACACCCGCAACCGTGATCTTTAATTCCCCGTCCGATTCATAAGCGTACTTTTTCGCTCCCCAAGTAATAAAACGATCAGCGTCTTTTTCCTGTTCATAAACTTCCATGTAGTGATCCACGCCTTGCGGATCAGTAGCCCATGCGCCGTTCTGTTTTGACAACTTTATTTTTTCATTGTTATACTTCGAAAAATCTACATCACCTAAATACTTGATCGAATCCGTGTCGCAGTAAATAAACGTTCCTCCTTGCTCGGTTACAATCCGCATTCCCTGTTCTAGTTCATAACGCGCCCAAGCGGTACACCAAACTCCCCAGGTGTAAGGAATGAACGCCCTTTTCATGAAATCTTCCAGCAATTCTTTTTTCGTCTTCGATGTATCAATTATAAATTCTTCATCTTGATACAATATTGACTCTTTGACAGGATCTTGTGCTGTCATTCCGTAAATAGAATTCAGTTTATTTTTGCTCTTCATATAGAAATACTCCTGCCCTTCCACATCCTTCAATTCTGTTTTTTTCTTATAATACAGACATATGGTTTCGATCATAGCAGCGGGGAGTTTACCATACCGGGCTGTATAAACTTCGATAGGTATTATCTCTTCTATGTGATATTCTTCGACTATGATTCTTAAATCAACATCCGTGATGGTAGTTTCCAAATAATCAGCACTCAAGACACGCCCATTATCAAAGACTCCATTTATAATTGTTCTGCACTTGTCTTTTGCCAGATAGGGACATCCCCAAGAGTAATCATTCAACGACACTCCTTTGAATGACACCCTCATCAAGATTGCTTTCTCCCTGCGCTTCATCATATCAATGATCTGCCCCGCGTCCGGAACTGGTTTGGAAATCTTATGAAAACGGGTAACCGGATATGCTCTGTTGCATTGCACACCGGGATAACTAGAAGAACGGTCAGCGGAATGGACTCCCTCGAGAATCCATCCTGCGTAGAAACGGTTTGCATGGGTGTTTCCTCCCCGGAACGCTTCCCTTGCAAGTTGATATGTTTCAAAATCCGGTAGGATGCCCGTGATCCATCTATTCCCTGTCAGGGCATTTTTCACATCACGGCGAACATAACCGGTTGATGTTAAAGGGATTGTGTAGAGCGTATCCCCATCATTTTTCATCTCTGTTTTAATAGCTTCAACCAGACCTTGAACATCGTTGATGCAGTATGCCAGTTCCTGTTCACTCAATTCTGTATAGGAAAAACGTTCAACTTCATAATCCAGATCGCCAGATAGTTTCTTGTGTTTCACGTTCATTTTTTCCGTGAATACTTCCAAGGACATGTTTGTTTGAATGTAGGAGCATCTGAACTCGAAATGTTCATACATTTCACACTTGCAGACCTTTCTTTTATCCAAGGCGAATACCTCTTCTTTCGAAAACGGATAGATGCCGGAAAGAAACTGAAATTCAAAGGAAAGGTTATGGACATATACTACAATGTATTCCATGTCTTCCAAACGTCCGGTTATTTCTTGCATGAAATATCTAAACTCATCCCATGTTCTTCCTATCACTGTGTAGTTTTCGTCTACTTGAAACTGCCAGATGTACATGACTGATTGTTCAATTTCTTTTATGCGTGTCGTTTCAATGTCGAACGCGCAAACCAGATTTTTATAGTTTTTCTTATTTCTTGAACCTTTTTTTCTTTTTACTTTCCCGGCTTTACTGATAATTGAATAATCGAAATCATATACATCTGCTATCATTTTTTGCCTTTCTTTAATAGAGTCAAAATCTCATCGGCGCTCTTTGATTCGATATCCGGCAGTTTACTGATTTTATCTCGATTCTTAAGCCAGCTTTCGAGGTCTTTTGCCAATTGTGTCGGGGAAACCTTGTAGCGCGTTGCTTCCCATAATTTTACAAGAGCCTCTGAATCGTATTGAAGATCAGTAGCTTGTTCGGATAATAATTCCATAAAATCTGTGAAATTCTGAAAATTCCCCTCCGTCACATCATAATCATATGAGCGTAGCTTTTTTATTTTTTGCGCTCTCAACTCATACTGCCCTGTGACAGTAGAAAGAGAATTGTGTATAAAGCGTGCTAATTGTGACAAAGCCAATGGTACTTGGCGTTCTGTCAGTTCTGACAGTTTTTTCGTGTTCGTCGCATTATACTTATATGCGGAGGACTTGCCGAACCCCGCTTTAGAAAGTCTAAAAAGACGTTTGACCGCTATTGCTCGAAGCCTTGAATACTCTTTTCTCACCTCAGAAGGTGTGTAGTTATTTATAAGATATTGAGGATTATAGCGATCGAGTGATCCAAAACCGAGTTTGGCAGAGGGTTTGAATTTTGCCATTTTTTGCATGATCTCCTTTCTATGTTTCACGTGAAACCTAAAAACCGAATAGATAAAGTGTAGGCATTACTATGATAGAAAGCAATGCAATGAGCGAGATAAATATGATCTGTAATGTTTCTTTCATGTACCGTCTTCCTTTCCCTAAAACACTCGCTCGACCTTTTCTAAGCGTTCGTTTTCGTTTTTTTCAAAATATGCTTCTTTCATTGCGCGCATATAACTTGCATACTCGCTTTGCTCTTCACCACATACAATTCTTCTTGTTATTTTTCTTCCACCTACTATGCTTGAATAGTATGCATTAAAAAAATTCATCCTGCACTCCTTTCTACGCGAGATACAATAAAAGATAGTCTCCGTACTCATCAGACTCAAGTCCATACATCTCGATTCTCGTATCCATATCTAATAAATCTGAGACAATACCCTCTGTAATATATCCATCAGTCTCATAGAGCTTGCAGTAAATATCATCTCCTGCATTTACTAACTCTAGAACTTTTCCTAGTGTATACATATTAACCATCCTTTCTTTTATCTTATTATCATGTATTACTCCGTTCTATGCAAGATGTAGTACCAGGTACTCATCCCCGTTGTCGTCATAGTCCCATCTGTACATTTCAATCTTAGTGTCGGGCTCTAAATCCAAATCTGAGATCCAACCCTCAGTGATATATCTATCACTCTTGTAAATAACACAATAGATATCACTCCCTGCATTTACTAAATACAAAATCCTCTCTAACGTGTACAT